CTCAAGAAGAGAGTAATGATGATTTCTGGGATAATTGTGAAATTGTTAAGTTCAAGTGTCCTGAGACTGGTGAGTCAATGGTTAAATTTGTACCTAACGAAGAGGCTTTTGTTGAAGACAATGAGTACAATGAGCAAATACATAGGAGTGTTGCATGATTGATATACTTCAAGAAACAACTGACTGGGGTAAGCAACCAGTAGCTAATGGCATATATCATGTCAACGGAGCTGGACAATTAGTTCAGCATAATGATAAAGTTTTTAAGAATCCTATCAAGCAGTTTAGTAAAGCAAGAAGGACATTTAAAAAAATTGGTCAAAGACCAGAGGAGAAATGATGACAGAATTTTTAAACCAACCACTATGGGGTGGAAATGTACAAGGGATAATTATTGGAACATTATCAATGATTGTTTTTGCGTATGTAATTTATACTGTAATTAAAAGAGATTTTTATGAGTGAGATCCGACCTACTTGTATAAATCATGGTTGTGATAAACCTGTAGCACATACTGGTAGAAGATATAGACCTTATTGTAGTTCATGTCACGTAGCAGGATATGGTAAACAAAAGTTCAAAGAAAATGTAGTACCATTTAAGACAGGTAAATGTTCGAATCAAGATGGACACTTAGGATTTGAATGTCCAGTCGATTATAATAAAGCACCATGGGCAATTGGAAGTACTGAGATCGATCATAGTGATGGTAACCATTTAAACAATATAATAGATAATTGTGAAGAGTTATGCTCTATGTGTCATAAGCAAAAGGGTAAGCTAAATGGAGACTTTAAAAAACAGAATCGATATAATTATAACAAGGTGACAATCAATAGTTGACTTATAAATAGTTAGGTAGTATACTTACTACTGACATTCACACACACAGGAGGAATTATGTCACAACCAAAATCAGGGTACGAGATCCGTGCCGACTTACTAAGTATGGCTCAGTCTATACTAATCGAAAACTTACAAAGGAAAAATGATGCAGTCTATCTGCACAATGATAACTTTCCAAATGATAAGAAACCATTGGTAACAAAATCAATCGACGCACAGGATATTATTGCTGTGGCAGGCGAATTGAATGAGTTTGTAAACGAGAAGTAAACTTAACCTGCTCGTAGCTCAATTGGATAGAGCATTAGCCTTCTAAGCTAAGGGTTGTAGGTTCAAGTCCTACCGAGCAGGCCAAATTTAATTTATGTGTTGACTTTATATGCATAATAAGGGAAGATAAATACTGTTATGGCACAATCACAACCAACAAATACTAACTTCCTATCACAAGTAAGTGGTAAGTTTACAATCAAGAAGATGCCGAATGTAAACTACTTCATACAGAATGTATCCCTTCCAGCTGTGGACGTAGGAGATGTACAAGTCTCTACTCCTTTTAGTAATAGGATTAAGATGCCTGGTGACTTAGTCACGTATGGAGATTTAGTAATTTCGTTTAGAGTTGATGAGGACATGAACAACTATAAAGAATTATATAATTGGATCCTTTCATTCACAAGAGTAGAGGATTTTGAAAAAAGTACTGCTTGGGACCAAGAACAAAGTCCTGGAAGTGATGAGAGGGTGTTCAGTGATGCTACATTAACATTATTAAACAGTGCCATGAATCCTAATATGGAAATATCTTTCTTAGATGTTTATCCTGCCTCAATTTCAGACCTGCCATTCACAACACAAGCAGCTGATATAGATTATATAGAATGTACCGCAACCTTTAGATATAGGGCTTTTAAAATAAATTAATGAATATAAATGAATTTTTAGATGCTGCGAGAGCAGGCATCGTAACGGTGACGTTTAAAAAAATCAACAGTGAAGAAATCAGAATAATGCCATGTACATTGAATTCTGATATTCTTAAAGATAATGGAATAGAAATAAGTATTGACAAAATATCAGAAGACTCAGATCATCTAGTATGTTTTGCTATGGATAAAAAAGCATGGAGATCCTTTAGAGTCAATACAGTTATAGAATGGAGTATAGGTGAACCAGAAAAAGAAGTTAGCGATAAAAGAAGCGATAGTTGACACAGCAATAGGGACAGCCATTATGGCTCCTCTTAATTTTGTTATTATTTCTATCTGTTTTTCGTTGTCTTTTAATGCGTTACAGACTACAATAGCCTGTACAAGTGTGTTGTTTTTTATTGCAGTAGCAAGGAAGGCAACAGTAAGATTATATTTTGAGAAACACAATGACATTAGACGAGATACAAACATTATGGAGTAAAGATGCTCCGGTTGATAGAACTGACTTAGCTTCTGAAGCTAGTAGAATACCTCAACTACATTCAAAGTACTTTAAAATATTCTCTACAGAGAGACTTATTCTTAAGAAGCTAGAACAAGAGTCCAAGCAACTGTGGAAGGATCTATGGGAATACTATCAAGGCAACTTTGACTATGAAGAGTTGAAAGAAAGAGGATGGGATCAGATCAATCAAAGAATTCTTAAGTCAGATCTAAACGTATATATTGATTCTAATCAAAATTGGATAGACAACAATCTTAAAGTAGCATACCAGAAAGAGAAGGTAGACTTTGTCGAGTCAATTGTCAAGTCCTTAAATAATAGAGGATTCAATATCAATGCAGCAATTCAATGGGAGAAGTTTAAAGTAGGAATCTAATGGAAACATTAATAGTAACCAAGATAAATGAAGTCTATATGGAAGTAGACTGCGAAGGTGGTTCATGTTGGGAACTACAGGACTACTTTACATTTACTGTTCCTGGATCTACTTTCATGCCATCAGTTAGGAATAAATTCTGGGATGGCAAAATAAGATTATTTAATCCTCAAACAAAAAGAATATATGCCGGACTACTTCACCATGTTCAGAAGTTTTGTGAAGAGAGGGATTATAATCTAGTCATAGATCCAAAGTATACAGATCAAGAATTCAGTTTAGCAGAAGCCAAGCAGCATGAAAAGAGATTAGACCTTCCATTTGAAGTAAGAGACTATCAGCTAGATGCATTTGCACATGCAATAAAAAAGAGAAGAGCATTATTACTATCACCAACTGCAAGCGGTAAGTCATTAATTATATATTTGATATCCTCTTACATTAGAAAGAAAACATTAATAATTGTTCCTACAATATCATTGGTACAACAAATGGCTGGTGACTTTAAGTCATATGGATATCAAGGAGAGCCACATTGTATAACTGCTGGTGTAGAAAAAGAAACTAAGAATTTGTTAACTATTAGTACATGGCAATCTATACACAAGATGCCAAAGAAATGGTTTGAGCAATTTGATTTAGTTATAGGAGATGAAGCTCATTTATTTAAAAGTAAATCTCTTACTTCTATAATGACTAAGACAGTAGGCACTGAATACAAATATGGATTTACTGGAACGCTTGATGGGACGACTACACATAAGTTAGTACTTGAAGGTCTGTTTGGTCCAGTAGAAAAAGTAACTACTACCAATGAACTAATAAAGAAAGGGACGTTATCAGAATTTAATGTCAAGTGTTTAGAGCTACAGTATCCAGATGAAATAAAAAAGATACATTCTAAAGACAAGTATCAAGATGAAGTAGATTTTCTTGTAAGGAACGAAGCACGTAATAGGTTCTTGAAAAATTTAGGTATAAGTCTACAAGGCAATACATTGATGTTGTATCAATTTGTTGAGAAGCATGGTAAGCCTTTGCACCTTGAAATAAAAAATGCTATAAAGAATTCTGTTGACAAAGATAGAAAAGTATTTTTTGTCAGTGGAGAAGTTGATGGTAAAGCTAGAGAAGATATTAGAGGCATAGTAGAGAAAGAGGACAATGCAATTATTGTTGCAAGTTATGGTACATTTAGTACTGGTGTAAACATTAAGCGTTTACATAACATTGTATTCTGTTCTCCGTCAAAATCTAGAATTAGAGTTTTACAATCCATAGGTAGAGGATTGCGTACTGGAGAAAATAAAGAAACAGCTACTCTGTTTGACATAGCAGATAATCTTGCTTGGAAATCTAAACAAAATTTTACACTGCAACATTTTGCTGAAAGAATAAAAATGTATAACGAAGAAAAGTTTGATTACAAAATATACAAAGTAGCATTAAAAGAATGACAGTTAAAGATAATATAGCAACTATAAAACTAATGTCAGGTGAAGAGCTACTGACTATTGTTGAGGAAGCGAGTACACCTCTTCAATTAAAACTCATTAATCCTGTATTGGTTCATAAACAAAATACTATGGCAGGACCTGTCTTATCTGTTTCACACTGGCTAATGTTCACAGAAGAGAATGAAATCCTTATAGATCGCAAGAATATCGTTGCCATCAAATACGGAATAGAGGACAATGCTATACAACACTACTTAAAGTTTACCCGCGATAGAGGCGATTTTATTAACTTTAAAAGTCCAAAGATGGAGGAACTTTTAAAACAACTAGGAGAAAAGGTAGCGCGACATGAAGACATTGATGATGATTTTTATGAAGAAGACTTTCAAGTTGCTAACACCAACATACACTAATGCCAAGAGCTAAATCAGAACATTACGTTGACAATAAGAAACTATATGCAGAGATGGTAATATATCTCGATGCAGTAAAAGAAGCAGAAGAGTCTGATGCAGGGAGACCAAGAGTACCTGAGTACATTGGAGAATGCTTGTTAAAGATATCAACAAGACTTTCTACAAAACCAAACTTCATAAACTATACTTACAGAGATGAAATGATAAGTGATGGTATTGAGAACTGTATCAACTATATTGGGAACTTCAACCCTGAAAAGTCAACCAACCCATTTGCATACTTTACTCAAATTATATACTATGCATTCCTTAGAAGGATACAAAGAGAGAAGAAGCAATTGTACATTAAGCACAAGTCTTTAGAAAGAAGTGTTATCATTAATGAACTAGCAACAACAGATGGTAATCCAGAACAAGGAGACCAAGGTGCTTACATAAACTTAAACACAGATTACATGAATGACTTTGTAGCTAACTTTGAACGTAAAGAAGAAGAGAAGAAGCAAGCAAGAAAGAAAAAGAAAGGGTTAGAGAATTTTGTTGAAGAAGAAAAGGTAGAGGATGATAAATGAAGATAGCTTTGATAACAGATCAGCACTTTGGAGCAAGGAATGACTCTAAGAGAGTACATGATCACTTCCAAAAGTTTTATGACAATGTATTCTTTCCTGAGATTGAACGCAGAGGCATTGATACTGTTATTGATCTTGGTGACACTTTCGATCGTAGAAAGTATATCTCATTCACATCACTCAAAAGATCTAAAGAGATGTTCTTCCAGCCACTCGCAGATAGAAAAATCGATCTGCATGTCATCGTCGGAAATCATGATAGCGTCTACAAGAACACATTAGAAGTCAATAGCATAGATTTATTATTAGAAGAATATCCTAACATAACAACATACACAAGACCTGAAGTCATAGAAATGGATGGTACAGAGATTCTATTGGTTCCATGGATATGCCAGGACAATGAGGAAGAGACGTTTGTAAAAGCTGATAAGACGTCGGCACAGATCCTTCTAGGCCACTTAGAACTGTCAGGGTACCAAATGTTCAAAGGTGGGTTTATAGATCACGGTATCAGTGATAGATGGTTAAAGAAGTTTGAATTAGTATGCAGTGGTCACTATCATCATAAAAGTACAACAGGTAATGTAAACTATCTAGGTACAGCATACGAAATGACTTGGAGTGACTATGATGATCAGAAAGGATTTCATATACTAGATACACTAACAAGGACACTTGAGTTTATTCCCAATCCTCATACATTATTTCATAAGGTATGGTATGATGATACAGAATTAGACATGGCTGGACTACTAAAACAGACAGAGTCGTTTACTGAATATGAAGGCAAGAGTGTTAAAGTTATTATAAAGACTAAAGATAACCCAACACTGTTTGATATGTTTATAGAGAAACTAGAGAAGAGTGATCCTCTACAAATACAAGTGGTACAAGATCATCTACATTTAGATATGGAAGATGATACAGATATTATAGATGAGGCTGAAGACACTTTAACAATTTTAAATACATACGTAGATAACTTAGAGATAAAGAATGACAGAGTTGATCTACAACAACTACTAAGAAGTTTATATGACGAAGCCTTAAGCATAAGCAACTAATATATTATGATTACATTTGAAAAGATTAGATTCAAGAACTTTCTGTCGTATGGCAATAGCTTTACAGAAGTAAACTTAAACAAACACAAAGACACTTTAGTTATAGGTGAGAATGGTGCTGGTAAGT